CTCCGGCCTATGAAAATTCACGGTGTAGGACCCGTTATAGTTTACTAGTGTTATATCCTTTTTTAAAGTAACACCAGTTCAGTAATCTTTGGTGGTAGCAATACAATGAAACCAGCTCCGACACGACTCGGTATGCAGCTTCGGCTCCAATTGGTGAACATACGTACCTAACTACGTTTTCCAAATCTATTTTTCTCGACTATCTAAAAATACAATCAGCCCAATTAATACAAATTATGACAATATCTAAAAATTCTGTATCTTACACTGGTTTTATGGGTTTTCTTTCGAGGAATTTGAAAGGCATTGAAAATAGCTACCAAAAGTACTATTCCAACTTTGCAAAATTAAAAATGTTCATTCTGGAACGCACAGGTAACATAGGCTTTCGTCCTAATGTTCACTGTGAAAGTGGTGTTTTACACTTAATTGAAAAGATCGGTCTCGGCCATCTTGTAGAACAACACTCACATATTGATGCCCCCGCTTTCGAACAAAGTGTAAATAAGGCATTAAAAACTTGTAATTCGCAAAAAATTGATACGTTTGTCAAAGACAAACTCTACAAAGCTACTTCTTTAGTTATTCGTCACTCACGATTTCCGACTAAAAAATTTAGACCCACGAGTATTCTTTTTGGCCAAACTCAGTTGAATAGCAGTTCAGGGTGTGGTTTCGGTTACTCTGGAAGCAAGGGTGCAAACAGAGGTTTAATCATTAGTAATGCCCAAAAGCATTTAGATGAAGAAAAACTTTTTTGTGATATTCCTTTAGTTTTAGGCTACCGCCTTCAATTAAGAGACGATCCGCTCGCAATAGCAAAAAGTACTTCATTCAAAATTCGTATTATATTCATGTATACTGCGCATTTTACTTTGATCGAATCTATCTTCGCTCTCCCTTTTATCATACATTATCTGTCCCTTGATGACAGAAGCTTCTATACTATTGGAAAGAATGGTTACGATCTTGGCAAAATGCTTAGACGCCGCCTTATTTCTAAAAAGCAAAGAACGATTTCTCTCGACGTTAGCGCGTGGGACCAATCGCTCCCAAATTGGCTGATTACTAGTGCATTTTATGTTCTTAGACATCAACTCCAACTCACTGCTTATCAATCAAAACTCTTCGATTCGGTTGTTCAATACTTCTGCTGTTCTCCTATACTTCATAAAATTTATGACATAAACATAAATCTTAAAAGAAGCGGTTTACCTTCAGGATCATATTTTACAAACCTAATCGGAACTCTGTGTCATGCTATTTTATTAGCATACATAGATGAAGATGTTGTTATTTCTGGACATTATTTACTTTGTTCTGATGACAATGTTTTTTGTACGAACCGTCCCCTTTCATATTTTATCGATGCATACCTAAAATTAGGTCTCGTCGTTAATCCTTCGAAATGTGATGTTTATCGCAGTTTGAAAAGTTTTAATTTTCTAGGATATACCTGGATAAATTTCAAACGTCATATAAATCTTAAGTTAGCTCTCAATCAATGTGTTTGGCACAGTGAATTTAGAACTGATCTTTCTTTATTTGATCGAGAAGTTTCTCGATGCGCCTCAGTTCTCCTTAACGGATACAACGGTATTCCCATATTTAAAAAATTATTCCCTATTCTTATTAAGCAACTTAATGCTGGTAAAGATATAAAATTTTTGTATATGTATACTTATTCTCCGCCAACAAAAATGCCCTCAATAATAGGCATAGCTCCAAAGCTTAAACGATTCGAAT